GGAATGGCTAATGGTGAGACTGATTCGGTCAGGATTACGATTTTCGCACATTTTATGCCAGACGTCGTGTTGAGTGGTTCAACCACACAACTAGTTTCTCAATCTGGTAAGCGAGATGAGTATGGGGATGGAATTATTTCCAAACCCGCAGCTGCTATTGCCCGTTGGGCGGGATATTTGACAGCTGTTCCTGAGATTGCTCCTTTTGCATTAGCCACGCAAATTGGAGCTGATGCGGTTGGAGGAATCGCAAAGTTATTTGGATATAGTCGACCAGTAAATGTTGAACCCGTGCGCAAGTACAGGCCTACATATGCTGGTAATATTGCTAATACTTCGATCGAAGAGGCAGCGGATAAGCTGACCTTCGATCCTAAGCAAGAGACGACTATTGATCCTAGAATAACAGGCTATGGGTCTGGAGGAGATGACCTTACGATTAACTCGATAGCATCGAGATTTTCGTATTTGACATCGACATCCTGGGCTGTTTCCGATACGCAAGGGACGCACTTAGCAAGTTTAAGAGTGTCTCCCGCACTATTCGGAAAACAGACTATCGCTTTGGAAGATCAAATGGTTATGACACCTATGTGTTTTGCCGCCCAACCTTTTAGGTATTGGCGTGGTAGCATTAAGGTGCGTGTCCAAGTTGTTTGTTCCAAGTTCCACAAGGGTAGAATTAGATTAGTATACGATCCGAAAGGATTAACTAATGCTACACTGGATTGGATTGGCGGTTATCATGAAGTTATGGATATATCAGAGAAGACTGATATGGAATTTACTATCAATTGGAATCAACCTGTTGCCTACAGGGAGGTTAAGAATGTGGTTACAGGCGCTACTTTAGCGGATGAAAATCACACCCCAGTTGATGGTGCTGCTCCTACTACGGAGCCCATTACTAATGATGAGGATTATACCAATGGCGTTTTTGCAATTTTTGTACAAAACGAGTTGGTCCGACCCGACACCGGAGATACCTACACTCCTAGAATCAATTTATTTGTTGCTGCTGGGGACGACTTTGAAGTTGCCACCCCAGATACGGTTGGTACGCAAACAATTTCATACTTGTCTTCACAGTCAGGTGCGATTACGGATGCACAACCAAGTGACAGTGCCCCTTTGGGGCATGATATTGAATCTAAAGAAGTAGGAGGGCAAATGAAGGATATGCCCGGTAATTCAGTCGTTTATTTCGGAGAGACATTTCATACTTTCCGAGATATGCTTAAGAGATATTGCTATTCCGAGACGATTTTGTCTCCGGACACATCTGGTGATACTACGCAATCATCTCATTGGCTTTGGCGACTTTACCACAAAGTCTTCCCTCGATATCGAGGAGGAGGCACCACCATAGCGACCTTCGAGTTCTCAAGAATGACTTTGATGAACTATCTTACGCCAGCTTTTGTGGCGCGCCGTGGTGGCATTCGCTGGAAGTACGTCTATACTTCCTGCGATGGGTCCTTTTCAGGACCACTTGGGCGCTTCCAGATTACTCGTTACGAGGGAGCACCCAATTCAGACGACAACGCATGTTTTCCCATGGGATCTACTGGATCCGCGGGAAATCCTGACTTGCAGATTAGACCGATCACTGCTTTTTCCGAGGATACTTGGGATGGAGGCTACACTACCACACTGAAGGAAAATCCGACAGTCGAGGTGGAGTACCCTTATTATTCCAATCTTCGTTTTAAGAGAGCAAATGATTTGAGCTATACTACTGGAGACGAATCTGCCGCCAGAGGAACACTTTTGATCCCTGGTAATGGCAATTCAGATCCTATTGCAGGTTCTCATGCTGTGGATTTGTTTGTTGCTGCTGGAGAAGACTTTAACCTTGTTTGGTTTTTGTCCTGTCCTTATGTTTATGCACAAACATTTCCGTCGTCTTAGACATTTCGAGAGTAATAAATAATGTTTTCATGGTAGACCGAACTACTATATGTTACATTTTGCTTTGATTTGAGTATACAGGTTATACACTCGAGCTATTTATTACACACTCCTGGTAAGGAGTATAATTTATACCAACCAAATCCTATTTCAATCGGTAGGTGGGCGACATGCAGTTCGTATAAGCATGTTTACCCGACGTACGCAACCTTAGGGATGCGCTTCATTACAATTAATCAATAATTTTGTACTTGGTGCGCATTGCGTATGCCAAGGAGTTTTTGAGATTGATGTTATGAAGAGGAACCGTCGAATCTAACGCATTTGGAGTTAGAGAAAGCGCGAGAAGCAGATTGAAACCATGTGGTTTTGCCTCCTGCTTCTGAGATATATAGTTCCCTACTATATGTCACGCGTGGCGGGTTGATTTCCC